GCGCCTTGGTCGTGCTCGTCAGGGCAGAGCCGCCATAGGTCAGCGTCCGCCCGCCCTCGTCGTAGAGGGGCACGTTAAGCTGGGCTAGGTCCGTGTCGCCCAACGTCATGTTGGTGTCGACAATCATCGCCTTGCCCGCCGCCCGGCAGGCCGTCACCGCAGCGGCAAACGAGGCATAGGCCGACAGGCGCAGCGCCCCGGCCGGAATGTCGGTTGCCTGATTATAGACCGCGCTCGCCTCCGGCGGGCTGTAGCTCAGGCCCGCCGGTCGGTTGATGAACGACGGCGGCGGCACATACACCCCGCCAATTGGCACTAGGAGGCGACCTTGGAATGCGGACATCATCTGGCTCGCTATCTTAATCGCGGGGCTAGATATCGGCCCAATCGTCCATACTCAGCGTCAGTCAAATGGCGGCCGTCGACATAGGACGCGGGGCTCTGCTCGTAGCTCCCAATGAAACCATCGAAGTCAATTACGGTGACGCCACCGTCACTGACCGTGCGGCGATAACCGGAAACGACGTGCTCGTTGCCACCGTCGAGCGCATAGCGGCGGAAAGTCTGAACGGTGCGGACCGGGAAGGAATTTGCCCTATCTCCTTCGCGGAAGTTTGGCAGTTCAAGCAAAGAAACCTCTGAACCCGTTGCCCGAAACGTCGACGCCATTGCCAAGACTGATTTGCGGTAGCCTTGGCGGCCTGAATGCCCGGCCGCATCATTAATCCCAGCGATCAGAAGGACTCGATCTGGCTTGCGGCCCAACGCGGCCACGGCTTTGCCTGGATCAACCCATTTCGCCAATTTCTGACTGTTGGCACCTGGGTATCCGATCGCGCAGACTTTTTGATTGTCGGCAGCTAAAGCCTCGACCATCGACTGCTTGGCCGACCAACTATCGCCGTAGATCAACAATACAGAGGCCGCATCATCAGCACCCGCACAGGCGATGCGCGGTTGCGGAGCCGTGTCTGAACACGAAGCCAGAAGAAGTGCGCCGAGGGCAAGGAAGAGACGTTTCATATGACTGCGGCTCCAGGGCTCATCGGCCGGGCTAGACCGCTAACGGCAGCATGACGCAGATTAACCGTGCAAACATCAACTTTTTGGCGATTGCACCTCATCAAATACCGTTTAGCGCGCCGCTTTAGGCAACGGCCCAAAGGTCAGGCACGCTTGGTCAAAATAGGCCGGTGAGGTCGAGGGAGTAGCGGCGTTGTCGTGATAAAGCCGAACCTCAAGAGCCGTAGTGTCTTCCGGCACATCGAAGCCGCTCAGAGCCCACCACACCCAACCGGTTTGGTTGGTCACATATGACGCGATCTCCGCACTCACCGAGCCCAGAGAGGTCGATGTCGCAATGATGGCGCCCTTGCCGAGGGTCGATGTGCTGGAAGCGCTGCTGACGTACCGCTTGATTGCCAGGCAAAGGGATTTTCCCTTCACTGCTGTCAGGGCGTCACCGGTTATGCTCTGAGCGATCCAAGAAGCGCCGCCGGTGCCGAGCAGCTTGACCGAGTAGGCCCGGCCGGCATCGGCAACAATGGTTGTCTCCTTTTCGGGGGTCATCGTCCCCGCACCAGCTTTGGTCCAACCGTCTGGCGTGCCAGGATTGGTGGTCCAGGTGGCAAAGTTGCCATTGGTGAGAAGGTTGGCTTCTGCCCGCACGGGAACGGCAAAGGACGACTGCTTTCCGTCCTGCGGCGCGACCAGCGACGCTTCGTTGAAGCACCCCATCACAGCGGCATGGAACAGAAGCTGCCCAGCGGCATTCGGGTGCGTGTTGTCGCCATCATACAAAGACGTTGGCTTACCGGCCGCGATGAATGCCGAATATGCGTCGATCGTGGTGATGCCGCGAGCCGCGCCGATCTCATCCACCAGCGCCACAATTGCGGCCATGGTGTCGTTGTCTTGCTTCGGGTTCTGGCGAATAAAGGCGATAGGAACGCCGGGGTGCGCCAACAGTAGCGTCTCAATCAGAGCGTAAAACGCCCCGCGCGATGCGGCCAAGGCTGTGGAGTTGTGGTTGTGGCCGTGATTAATGATGATCACGTCCGGATCAACCCACATCATGGCCTTTGCGAACAGGGCACCTAGGCCATAATAGGTCTGGGAGCCCGAAACGCTGAAGTTGTGGATGCTGAGAACCGGCGATCCAGAACCCGTCGAAAGCGTTGTCCACGACGTTTCATAGGCCGTCGTGCCGGTGCTCCATGTGCGAATGCGCGAAGTCACCGCTGGATAAAGGGCGGTCACGCCTGGACCGAACAGGAACGGCCATTCAGGTGAGGCGTTGCCGGTGCTGTCGCCAATGACCAGCACGGATGCGCTCTTGCCCTGCGCGAGCCGCTGTTTCAGGCGGGAGAAAGCGTTGGGAAGACCGGCTTTCAGCCGCGTCATTCCGCTTTTCACCAACCCGCCCGCCAGCTCGATATCGACCTCGGACAGCGCCATCTAGACCACCTTGATCCAAGGGCCTTGCGACAGCACCGAGCCGTCTGCATAGCGAAGGATGGTTTGCAGGAACGCGACGGTTTCGCCTGCAATGCTCGGCGCATCGCCCGAGACAGTCACAGTCCCGTTTGTGGCGCGGATCGAGGTCACGTTTCCGCCGGTGCGGTAGCTGACCATCTTGAGGCCGCCGGGGAGACCGCCGGGCAGAATCGTAGTGCCGTCCGTGTCATAAGCTGGGTCGGTTACAGCCAGGCTGGGCGCGCGGCCGGTCGCAGGGTCGACCAACGCGACCTCAGAAAACGTTTCGGCGGGGGCCGTTGAGCCAACACCTCGATAAGCCATATGGTCCTCCAAGCAGGTTAGAATCCGAAAATTTGGCTCGGATCGGTGGCAGGGAATGGGTGGACAACACCCTCTAAGCGAACCGGGTTCGCGTGCGCCTAGAGAGGCGCGGGGTCGGTTTCGGGATCGGGCGTCGAGGCATCGGCCGTCAGGCCCAGGTGCCGGCGGCAGACCTGATAGATGGCTTGAGCGCGATCGCCCTTGGCATACCAGCCCTCGCTGTAAATATGGAAAGCAGCCTGGGCACACAGCCGCAGCAAAGCCTCAGGAAGCACCGCGGCTTCCGTCGAGGCGCGATAGATCCGCTCCATTGCCTGCACCAAGGCGTCGACAGGCGAGGCCCAAGGCAGCGTTTCGGAGAGACCCTGAAAGCAATCCTCGGGAATATCCGCTTCAGCCGCGTTCATGAAGGCATGAAGCGCCTGGCGAACAGCAACGGGGGTCAGTGAAGTATCAATTTCAGCAGGCAAGGTTTTCTCCCAGGCTTTGCGCTAGGCGACCCACTCGATGAGGGCGTTGATGTCGAAGCTGCTGGTGGCCCCGTTTGAGGGCCCGCCGCGCTGGCGCGTGATCGTGAACGTCGCCGCCCCACTGCCGGGGTTGGAGAACAGCTGCCCAGCCAAGGCCAGAAGGCCGTCGGTGACGACCGTGCCGTCGTCAGCGATCACGCAATTGACGGTCGCCAACGTCGTCGTCGTGCCGCCGTATGTGACCTTGATCCGCAGCGTGAAGATCGACGAGTTTCCAGAACCGTTGACAGTTCCTGAAACCGCGCCCGATACGCGAAATGAACCGCCAGCCTCAAAAGTCGCAGACGCCGAGGTCGCAATGGTGTCTTGGCTCGATCCGCTGCTCGGCACCGTGTCGGTGTCAGACAGGGCCGTTGGCGGAACCACGACCGCGACCACGCCCTTAATCTTGTTGCTATCCGAGGTGTCGGTGAACAGCGCTCCAGGCAAAAGGCCACCAGCCAGGGCCGCCGCGTTACCGGCAAAACTCGGCGGCGTGACGGTTGCGAGCGGCCCCTGACCCGTTACGCCCGCCGCCGTGTTCAGCGCCGTGATATCGGCCGCGCTGACCCAAGCGGTCCCATTCCAGGCATAAACGGCTTCAGGCGTTCCTGAAGTCGCGTTCAGCTTGACCCAGATGTCATTCAGGCCAGGCGACGAAGGCGTGGTCGACTGTCGATAGACAAGGCTCTTGGTGGCGTAGTCCTCGGGTTTGCCCACGCCCGTCACATGTGTCGCCCAGGTCGCTTCATTCAGCGTCGCCAGAGCGCCTTGGCCGGCAATCGCCGCCGCCGTGTTCAGGCTGGTGACGTCTGCAGCGCCGATCCATGCCGAACCGTTCCATGCCAGCACGGCCTCGGGATAGCCGCCGCCGGAATTGAGCCTGACCCAGATATCATTCACGCTTGGCGACGAAGGCGTGGTCGACTGTCGATAGACAAGGCTCTTGGTGGCATAGTCCTCGGGTTTGCCCACGCCTGTCACATGTGTCGCCCAGGTCGCTTCATTCAGCGTTGCCAAGGCTCCCTGCCCGGCAATGGCCGCCGCCGTTCGCGTCTCGGTCACGTTCGCGCCGATCTCGGCGGGCTTGAGCGAGTTGATGTCGACGCCACTATCGTAAAGCGCCCCATTCGTCGTTTCATCCGAGAACACGGTCGGCTCTGACCCGATCTCGCATTTGATCTTTGAGGCATAGACCCCAAGGAAACCGCTATGGGCCCCGGAATAGAGGACAACACGGCCATAGGCGGCACCGGCGGGACTGATGCCGGTCACCGTTCGACGCGCATAGACGCCATCTGCCGGAATGTCCGTGCGCGCCGGAACCGTGCCGATATAGACGTCGGCCGCGTCATGCCAGTCGATGTAAATGCCCGGCAGGCCGCTGCGGGTTCCGACCTGCGCAGCCGCAAACGTCTGCGCGACATACGGAGTTGACGGAGCAACCTTGAACCTGGGCGAGATCGCATAGGCAGCGGACGCCGAAGCCGTAATGAAAGGCCCGATATCGCCGCTGCTGGTAAAGGCCTCCCAGCCACTCGACCCAAAGCCGCCCCAGCCCTTGGCGTTCAGCCGCAGGCCGCCGTCAAACACAAGGTTTGCCCCCGGCGTGACAATCGATCCGATCGAGGCGGTATAGGTCGCCCAGGCCGTCTGGCCGACAATCGTTCCGGCCCGCAGCGCGCCGGCCGTCACCGAGCCCAGATCAAGATAGGTCGCCGGATCCTCAACCCCGCGAATGGTCCGATAGCGCACGCGCACCTGATAGGGCGCACCCGGGGCCAGACCGGTCAGTTCAAGGCTCACGGTCGGGTCGGCACCACTGGCCAGACTGCCCGCCGGCCACTCACGACTCGCCCACAGCCCATAGGTGCCGCCGCCCAGATCCTGGCGATAGTCAATGATCACCGCCGAGGCATGTACGTCGTCGATCTCGCCCGAGATCACGATCACCGGGGCCTTGCCGCCTGCTCCGCTTTGCTGACCCCCCGTTGCCGACCAGTTGGCAGCATCCGGGGTTGCCGGGGTCAGGTCAGGCGCTGTCAGGCTGGGGATCGGCGGGGCCGTGCCCGTGCGGCCCAGCACATAGTCATACTTGCCGGCCGTCTCAGAGACGAACGTGATCGAGCGGGTCGCGCTCTTGGGATCGAGCGACCGCGACCGGATGGTCACAGTCTGGCCCGTCAGATTAACCGCGGGCTCATTGATGGTGATGCAGTCGCCGGGCTTGAGGCCCATCCAGCGGGGCTTCAGGGGCACCGTGCCCGGCCCGAACTCGCGTGCGTTGACGATGGCCAGCGCCGCCAGCTGGGCCGCCTGGTCCTTGTCCTGCACCATTGGCAGGTCCATTTCGCGGGTGCGCCAGGTGCCGCCGTCTGCGGTGACATAGGCATCGACCAGGACCGGATCGCCCGAAACCACTTCCCAGGCATGAGCCTCGCTGCGATAGCGCGGGATCACGCGATTGATGCGGTCGCGCCGCGAAGCGCCGCCGGGGATGCTGATTTCACCCACGCCGAAGTCGGCCCCGGTCAGGGTCGCGATCGAGACGCGCGGGCTGTTTACGAAACAGCCAATCTTGGCACCCAGCCGCATCGGCTCGCCACCGCCGGCCTGCAGATAGCTGGCCAGGACTTCCCATTTGCCATCGCCCGAATAGGACACGCCACCCACGGTCCAGCCGTTGGCGTCGGCCACATTGGCCCCCTCGACGAACTGATCGACCAGAACCATGCCGATCGGCGCGCCGATGCCCAGCACCCGGCGATAGGGCGAAGATCCGGCCCGCGACCAGCGACCCAGCACCCAGTTCAGCGCATGAACGTAAGGGTTCTCGCTCCAGGTCCAGGTGGCCTGCGCAGCTGCAAAGGCCGTAGCGTCGGACGGATCGGCCCAGCGGTGCGCACCCGACCCGCCGGGATAGGTGCTGTCGAGGCGCGGATCATAGACTTTCGCGCCCTTCATCACGTCGGCCGGTTTCGGTGGCCCGCCGCTGAACTTCACCGCGTCGAACTCGACCCCCAGCAGCGACACCGCATATCCGCTCATGCGGTGCGCTGTCGTCCATTCGTAGGGGTTGCCGTCATGATCGGCCGGGGTGTCCTTTGTTCCGGTCGCGGTGAAGCGCAGGCCGCCATAGGCCGCCGCGCCGCCGTCCAGTGCCCGGCGCATCCACATGCGGTTTTGATAGGTGCCGGTCGCACCCTCGCCGCCATCCGTGCCGAAGGTGATGGCCACGTCATTGGCCAGGAAGCTCTCGAAAGCCTCATGCGGGCCGCCGCCCGACAGCACTCGATAGAACAGCAGATACTTGTTCTTGGCCCCGGTCGTGGTCGAATAGACCACGTTGCCGCCGACCTTGGTACGGCCGACCACGTAGGGAATCGGGGCCTGCGGATCCAGCCGAACATCGGTGGCCATGCCGCCCGATGCCGCCACCTTCGGCTTGCTGAGAGCCGTAGCCGCCGCCGTCACCCCGGCGGTGATTGCAACCTGCGCCACCGTGTTGGCCACGGCCAGCACGGTCATGTATTGGCCCAGAGTGATGGTCGGCACGACCACGGCGGCAGCGCCGGCCGCAGCAGCCGCAACCCAGGTCGCGGCGACAGCAATTACTTGAGGCATGGATTCACCCGCCAGGCACAAACATAGTCACGTGGCTGCAGGGCACCGGCCACGCCCCGCCCTTCCCGGTCCATAAAGCCCAGCACCCGACCATTCCCGAGAGCCACGGTAAGAGCTGTCCAGCCGCCCTCGCCCGGCAGGCCAATGATGTCGCCGGGCAGGGCTGAGATCGGCGCAATGCGCTCGAGTCCCAGGCTATCGAGCGCAGCCCCCAGGCTCTCGAACCCGGCGGCGCGCAGGGCCTTCATGGCCCCGAGGGCCGAGCTATAGCTGCCCGACTTGGGCATGGGCGACTCGTACCCCAGCTTGCGCAGGTTGAACGCCGCCATGCGGGCGCAGTCGTTCGACGACCAGCGAAAGGCCGCCCCGTCGAACCGGTCAAAAGTCGCCTGCGCCGCATCACGGCGCAGCAGCAGGGCCCGCGACGGGTGCATCAATCGCCTCCGAGGTAGCGGGTGCCGGCATATTGCGGGCCCATTGGAAAGCCGCTGTCGCTGACGACGCCGGCCACGGGACGTGGCGCATCGGCACCCCAGACCGGCGGCTTGCTGACGCTAGGGATCAGGGCAAAGCCCAGTTCGCCCGGGTGAATGGCCTGGTGGAAAGCATCGCTTTGCCGGGCCGCCTCTTCCTGGTCGAACAGCCGATCCCAGATCGAAACCACCTCGACCTCGACCCGGCGCGCGCCCTTGCCCACTCGCAAGGTCGCAAAATCGAACTCGCCCAGAAACTTCAGATCAGGATCGGGCACGACCGCGCCGGTCTGCGGATCGACCAGACCCTCGAAAAGCTCGACCCGCGCGCCCTGGTTGGCCGGGTCGCACAGCGCAGCAGCAGCGGCCTCGTCGGGCGGCAAAAAGGTCAGCTTCAGGGTCGGCGCTTCCAGCGCAATGCCGTCGCCCGAGACCTCCAGCGCCGACAGAGAGCCGGCCACGGCGTCGGAACCGGTCCAGGTCGCACCGTCAAAAGCCACGAATCCAGCCCCGTCGACCATGGTGATGGTGCGCGCCGGCAGCACCAGCCGCAGGGCGTAGAACAGGGTGAAGACCGGTGCCGATAGCGCCGTTTCCATGCTCGACGTGAGAGCCATGCGTCAGGCCTGCTCGCTGATCGTGAAACTAAGGCCGGTCTGCCCCGCGACATCGACGGTCCAGCCGTACTCGCCCTCGGTCAGCAGCCCCTCGACATAGGGCGTGGCGATCTCGACCACGGCGCTATTGGGCGGGCTGACCCGCTGCATCGGGCTGATCGCGGCGGTGACCTTGCCGGCCCCGTCAACCGTGGCCGCATCGGCCACCTGGTAGAGATAGCGACGCCCGCTGACCACGACCGAAAACCATTGGCTGATCTGCAGGCCATAGCCGACCGTCAACCCCTTAAGCGCCAGGGCCGACCCGGCCTGCCCCGCGCCATCGACCAGCGGCGTGCCGGGCGAACCCACGGTCAGGCCGGGCTGGACAATGGCCAGCCGTGCGCCTGCGGTTTTCGCCTGCACCAGGCGCGCGATCCACAGGCGCGCCGTGGCCCCGGTCATCACCGGCATCTGCACATTCACGGCCCAGCGATTGCCAAGCCGATTGACGCGCACAGCGGGCCCGCCCAGGTCGGGCGCTTGCACCCCGCCGAAGTCCTGCAGCACCCAGTTCAGGGTCGCAGGCGCAGGGCTGGACGGCAGCAGGACACTGGTCATCGGAATCGGTTCCTGCCGCTACGGGCGAACTTCTCTTGCGTCAGACCCGCGCCGGCCGTTGCGCCGACCGAGGCGGCCTGCACGGCCATGGGCCCGGCGATCTTCTGAACCTGCACGTCGAAATAGGGCGACGGGATCACCTGAACCTGCAGCTGGCCGCCGCCGCCCATCATGCCGCCCAGGGCGTGGTTCGGGGTGATGCGGGTGCCGCCGGGCAGGCTGACCAGTTCAGGGCCCTTTTCCCCGACCCAGGTCATGCCGCCGCGCCAGTTGCTGGTGCCGTTGGCATTGGCACCGATGCCGCCGCCCATGAAGGCCGAGGCCAGCGACAGGATGAATCCGCCGGGCTTGCTGCCGGTGCCGAACGTGCCGCCAGCACCGCCCAGACCCGCCAGGGCCGCCGACAGCTTGTCGGCCAGACCCTCGACCAGCGAGCGCTTGAACTCGTCGGCCAGATAGCCCATCAGCCCCTTGCCGCCGCCATAGATAGCCGCATAGAGGCCGCCCTCGATCGCGTTGCGATACCCTTCGCGGATGTTTTCGCGCGACCGGTCCAGCCCCTCGGCATAGCCAGCCACCACGCCCTCGGTGATGGGCTCCTGCAGGGTCTTGGGATCCACCACGGTCTTGGCGAACGCCTTGGCCGCCTCTTCCTCGCGAACCCGGTTCGCGTCGGCCTGCACCTGGCCGAACTGATCCGCCCACCACTTTGCATCGGCTACCTTATCAGCCGCAGCTGAGCGGGCCCCACCGCCAGATCGGGCACCGCCGCCAGAACCGCTGCCCGAAGCCCCGCCAGAACTGGCAGGCACGGCAGACCGGGTCGCATCGGCGGCACGGTTGGCCGACGTGATCCGCATCAACATGTCGGTCGCCTCGACCTCGCGGGCAAACTCCTTTGCCGCCGCGCCTTCGTTGCCCTTCTCCAGGTAGAACTTGCGCCATTCCTTGGCCGACGCGATCTGCTTGCGCAGGGTCGATTCTGACCGGTTCTCGACCGCGTTAAACTGGTCGATCAGATTGGCCAGCCACGTCACCGCGTCGGCCGCGGCGTCCTTCATGGCCACCATGGCAGGGGTGATTGAGGCTCCAAATGTTAGGCCCGCCATCTTTGCCCGCGCATCCGCGATCTCCATTTCGCGGCTCATGTCCGCAAGATGGGTCACCACATGCTCGTCCATGATCAGGCCCAGGGCCCGGGCCTCGTCGGTCAGGCCCTTGATGCCATCTGCGCCTCGCTGCAGCAGGGGCAGCAGATCCTCAACACCGAGTTTCTTGGCGATCTGGACCTGTTCGGCCTGGGTGCCGACACCGCTGATCTTTTCGGCCAGCAGCGGCAGCAGATCGGTCGCGTCGCGCATTGACTTCAGCTGCGCATCCGGGATGCCCAGCGCCTCGAAAGCCTTGCGGATCTTGGCGTCACCGATGCCGGTTTTCAGGGCCCCCAGGGTCGCGTTCAGGGACGAAAGCGAAGAGTCGAGGGTCTCTAGGGGAATATCGGCGTCCTCGGCCGCAAACCGCAAACCCTGCAACGCCTCGGCAGACACCCCGATCTTGGTCGCTGCGGCCGAAAGCGCGTCGGCATTGGCCAGCGCCTCGGTGGCTAGGCGCATGCCCGTGGTGAAAGCCGTTACGGCCGCCGCGGCCAGGGCCGCAGGCGGAGCCAGGGCCGCCATCCCGGTCTTGAAGCGGTCCATGGGCGACTGAAAGTCGGACAGCTTCTTGCGCGCATCATCCATGCCCTGACTGAACTGGGCGGTGTCAGCCCCCAGGCTGACGCGCAGGGCACCGATGATCGACGAGGTCATGCGTCTGCCTTTGGTGAGCCGAGCCACATGCGACAGGCCGCCTCGATCTCGTCGGGCGAGGCCGCGCGCGGCTCGGGCGGATTGATCATCAGCGTGCGCAGGTCCGGCACCTCGGCCGCGCGGGCAATGACGCCCGCGTGCCAGGCATGGTGCATGCGCTCGTCATGCCGGCGGTTCTCGGTGCGGGCTCGCGCCGCAATGGCCAGGGACAGGCGACGCGGCGTCTGGATCCAGAAGCTGTCAGGCGCAAAACCCTGCTCGAGCCAGCGGCCGAACAAGGCTTCGAAATCCCAGCCTAGGCCCTCTTCCGCGTCGCCTTCCGAGGGTTTGCGGTGGGATCCGCAGACGGAAAGGCCGCCACTAGGGCCTGCACCAACAGACTGCCCGCCCGCTCAAGACCCAGGTGCTGGATCAGGTTTCCGGCATCGGCCTGGGTCAGATGGGGATGCGCGTCGGTAAGGCCAGCCCAGATCGCCGCACGCAGCGTCGACAGGGTCGCCTCGCCAGACTTGCCGGAATGGTCCAGCAGGGCGCGGATCTCGGTTTGGTCCCCGACCGCCCCCTCTAGGGCGATCAGGGCATTGATGGACATCTGTAGGCGAAAGGTCTGTCCATCCGCCTCAAAGCTGACCACCCCGTTGGCGGGCAGGCTTACGACCACGTTGCAGCGCCCGACAGCTTGAACTTGGCGGCCAGGCTCATCTTGCCCGTCATCGGCGTGGTCGGGGCCAGTTCGGTGATCAGGGCCGGGAACGTCACGGTCGCGGCGTTCGGGAAGGTGATTTTGTAGTTCACGGGCGCGTCGGAATCATAGGCCGCCTTCAGCAGATCCCAGGCAGCACCGCCCGGCACATAGTTCAGGACAACCGACGCCTCGCCGCTGTCGCGCAGGCCCGCGATATACTCGCGAACCCGGTTCGCGCTGCCCATGTGGGTCGCGTCGTCCGTTTCGCGGGTCAGGCTGGGCGGCGTGACATCGGCCACCTCTCCCAGCGTGGTATAGGTGCCGGGCGTGGCGCTTTCGATGGCAAAGGTCGTCGAATAGCCGATGGCGGCTGCAGTCGCGGTCATGGATGTCTCCTAGAGCGTTAAAAGGCCGAGCCGGCCCAGACGATGAAATCAAGCGAGGTACGAAACAGCGGACGGGCCTCGTCGGGTTCGACCAGATCGCGCTCGCTATCCAGAAACACGCCCTGCAGGCGCGTCGCGCCGACCGTGGCCGACAGCCCGCCCATGGCGACGCGAACCGCGTTCGCCAGGGCCCAGTGCGCCGCTGCGCCCAGCGTCTGGTCGCTGTAGCAGTCAACCTGCACCCGGGCCTCGCGCAGGCCAGACGGCCCCGCCATGGTGTAGTCGTCGGCACCGCTGATCTTGGTGACCACCAGGGCCGGCAGGGCCGCCCCCTGATCGCGCTGCAGCGGGTAGATCCGGGTGCCCACCCGGGCCGAAACGGCGGTATCGGCCAGCAGGCGGGTGATGATGGCCTGCTGCATTACGGCCTCTTCATCTGTTTGGCCGCCAGCCGCTCAGCCTTGCGGGCCAGGCGCTTGCGGGCGTTTTCAATCTCGGCCGCGATCGCCTCTTTCATGCCGTCCAGCGCCTTGCGCCATCCAGCATCCCAGGCCGGCCGCAGGTAAGGCTGGGCAGGCGCGTCGCTGGTGCCAAACTCGACCATGCGGGCGATATCCGACGACGACGGCGGGCCGACATGGACCTCGGCAAAAGACTTGTCTTCAGACCGCCGGTTCAGGCGGGCCTGACGCTTGGAAAGCCGCTTACTGACCTCGATCCGGCGGCGCAGCAGGCCGGTGTCAACCGGTGCGCGGGCCTTGGCATCATCGGCAATTGGCTGGGCGACTTCCATCAAGGCGCGCTGCAGGGCGTTTCGGGCGGTCGCCTTGGGCAGTTCGGCCAGGGCGTTGTCGAGATCCTTGAAGCCCTCGACCTCGATCTGCATTTTCATGTCAGATCAGCCCGGGCCGTGGCGGTGATTTCCAGACGCTCTCGGCCGATCTCTTTGACGCCCGATATGTCATAGGTCAGGCCGGCCAGCTGCACGCGGTCTCGGGCAGAAAGGCTGGCCACTTCGGTCGTCTTATGGATCTGAAAGCGCGCGGTGATCGAGGCCCCAATCTCTTCGGCCCTGACCCGCTCCGCATCGCTCACGTCCTTTTTCGACGCCCAGACCGTTGCCAAGGTCACCCAGGCCTCGACGGGGCTGTTGGCCGCATCGCGCGTCACCGACTTGCGCAACAGGGTCACACGACGGTCCAGTTCGAAGGAATCCATCACAGCACCGAGAAGGTGCGGGTGTTGGCGATCAGAGCCTCAACCGTGCCGGCGACACCGTCGATCCCGCCGTCATCGTTCAGGGCCCGCACCAGGATCAGCAGGGCCGACACGACCGGCGACGGCGCGGTCGCATAGCCGACCACGGCGCGAACCGTGATGGCCGACCCCGGAAAAGTCGGCGGCCAGGCCTGACCCGACACTAAGTCAAGGCCCGGCATCAAACCGTCCAGCCGGGCGGCAAAGACTGACCCCGACAAGGTCTGCTCGGCCCCGGCCGTGTCGAAATACTTGACCGAGGTTACCGACGTCACCGGGGCCACAGGAAAGCGGCCCAGGTCGCCCCAGTCCGTCGTGATCAGGTCCACGGTCTGACTGGCGAGCCGTGCGCCGGTCACGGCCTCGATATGGGCGACAGCGGCCTCCATGTACCGCTGCAGCCGCACATCGTGGTCGCTGGTATCAAAACGCAGTTCCGCCCGGGCCTGCTCGATCGTGATCGGCAGGGCCGTCGCGGCTGTCACCAGGACCGGCGAACGCCACATCAGCCCTGCACCTCTTCGGCCGCAGCCACGGCCACCTCGAGCGGCGAGGGCTCGACGGCAGTCTCGACCGGCGGAGCGACCACGGCCACCTCGACTTGAGGCTCGACAGCAGTCTCGACAACCGGCGCAGCAGCGCGGTTCACGCCCTTCTTCACCGGTACAGCAAAACCGGCATCGACGAGGCGCGCGGCCTCCTCGACATCGAACTCGGCCACATCACCCTGCGAAAGGCTCATATCGGGGCCCGACAGGCCCACCAGCATCTTCAGCTTCATGAAAAGTCGGGGCGAGCTTCTGGCCCGCCCCGTCCTCTATCTCGGGGTTGAAGGGCCGCCCTTAGGCGTTGCGCAGGTACTTCACAGCAGCCGCGTCACCCAGTTCGCCGTCGAAACGGATCAGGCCGGCAATGCCCAGATCCGGCCAGAAGCGCTCGCGCAGGATGCCGACGACCGGGGCCCCGACCTTGCGGACGAAGTACTTTCCGAAGTCCCCGAAAAGCATGACCCGAGCGGAGGCGGCCATAGACGCCATGCCCTGGTTGATGCTGTAGCGATAGCCCAGCAGGGTGCCGGGCTGGTTGGACGACACGTCACCCATCTGCCACAGATAGTTGCCCTGACCGTCCTTCAGCTTGCGGACGGCAGACAGCGTGCTGTCATTGAACATGAACCGCGCTTTGGGCGAGGTCCGGTAAGCCGGATCCACCGTGTGCAGCAGGTCGATGATCTCGTCAGCGGTGATCGCCGTGGCCGAGGCCGCAGTTTTGCCGAGGGTCGCGGCGGTCACGATGCCGTTCGGGGCCGAGGAACCGGTGCCCGTGGTCAGCTGGGCGTTAGCGATGCGACCCAGACGCTCGCCCAGCAGGTCACCCAGCAGGGCCTCCATGCTGAAGATCGAGTCCATGTCCAGTTCCCAGGACCAGCGCAGGAACTCGGTGTCGAACGAAAAGGCGTCCAGGGACTTCTGACCGAAAGTCACGTCCTCCGAACCGTCATCGGTCAGCGCCGCGGCTTCGGTGTGGGCCGCACCCGACTTGGCGGTATCGTCAACGGTCGGCAGTTTCAGAGAATTGCCGCTCGGCGTGGTGATCGTGGTTGCCACGTCCTCGTCGTACATGGGGCCCCAGGCCTTCATGCTGCGCACGATGATGCTGGCCAGTTCGGTCGGAACGGTGAACCCGCCGGCCGTGGTCGTGCCGGCCGTCTGGGCGCGCTGTTCGAACTTGGTCGCGCCGCGACGCAACACCTCGCGCTCTTCCGGCTCCAGGTCCGACGGCGCTACACCGCAGGCGACCTTGAAGAACACATTGCGATATTCGACGGCCGGGCCTTCATCGTCGCCACGCACCTGACCGTCGCGCGGGATCGGGCGTTGCTTGGCGCGCAGTTCGTCGGCGCGGCGTTCGGCGGCCTCGACCTTTTCCGAGCGGGCGATCAGGCCCTCCAGGCGGTCATATTCGGCCATGGCCTTGTCGTGCGAGGCCTCCAGTTCGCCTGCCCGGCTCTCGTCGGTGTTGTTGGTGATCAGGTCGAGACGTTCGCGGGCTTCGACGACGACTTGCGCCTGACGCTCCCGCAGTTCTTTCAAGGTGCTCACGGAAATCTCCTTTTTGAGCGATGTCACGCCGGCGCACGGTGCGCAGCGGCGGTGTTCGGCACGGACGCGGGAGCGCCGGCCTACCTCCGGGACCGCAGGTCCAGGGAAACCTTCATGCGGAGGCGCTGGGCCGCCGCGCTGAAATTGTGCTGCCGACGTTCGCGGCGGGCCTCGTCGAGGCTGCGCAGGGCGATAGTCGTGTCGGGATAAGCAGGAAAAGCGACCACGCTGACCTCGTGCAGATCCACGGCCTGAATCGTGCGGGTCGGAATGTCGCCGGTTTCATCCCAGCTTTGTTTCGTGACGTTGAACCCGAACGACATGCCGGTGATGTCACCGCGCTCGATCAGCACACCCAGGTCGCGGCCATCGCCGGTGTCGGGCAGGTCAATCTCGACCGCCAGGCCGACCGCGTCCTCGCGCAGGCGCAGGGTGCCCGCCGTGGTGCGGCCGATCACCCGACCGCTGTCATGGTCGATCAGGGCTCGCACATCGGTGTTCAGGGCGCTGGCAAAGGCCCCGGGCGCGATGATCTCGCGGTAATTGTCACCGATCACCGTTTGCGAGCTAAACACGGCAGCATAGCCGCCGATGGTCCGCCCGGCTTCACCCGCGCGAACCTCAAGCCTACGCGACAGGGTTCGCGTTTCCAGGGTCATTCACCCCTCCGTTAGATGGATTGGAAGTCGGATTGACGGTCGAACCCAGCGGGACCGTGGCCCCCTGGATGTAAAGAACATCGCCGTTCGGCAGCGGGCCCCGGTTCTCCAGCTTGCGCGCCTCGTTTGGCGTCAGCTGGCCTGATTGGATGCCGCGCGAGATCGCGTCAGTGCGCGACAGGAAGTCGCCACGCATGATCGCGTCCATGGCGTGTTCGACATAGCGGCGGTTATTGGAGGCACCGAACAGCTTTAGGTTCAGCTCCTCCTCCAGCGCCTTGGCCCACTGGGCCAGAACATGCTTCACCAGGTGCAGATCCTGCTGCTCGGTGTTGCTGAAAGTGCCGTGCGACAGATCCTGAATGAACACCGGCGGCAGGCCGAGAATGCGGGCGATTTCCTCGATCGAGAACTTTCGCGCCTCGGTCATCTGGCCCTTGTCAGGGTCGAACCCTACCGGCTTCAGTTCAAAGCCTGCCGGGATCGGGAACACCGAGCGGCCCTTTTCGCGGGCCCCTTCGATTGCGTTCTGGACATCGGCTTGGGCGCGCTTGACGGCGTCAGGCCCGACCGGCATCGGGCCCACCAGAGCCAGCGGCGGCACTCCGCCACCGGCAAAGAACCCAGCCGCATAAGCGTTCATGGCCAGCGCCAGGCCGAGGGCCTTAGCCCCCATTCGCAGCGGGCTATGAACGCCCAGCTGGTCGGACTTGAGCATGAACGGCACGTCGATCACGTCTGCCGCCAGATAGGTCTTGCCCTCAAAGGCATAGACCTTGCGACCGCTGACGCGCTTGACCACGGTCTTGGTCACATCCATCGGCCAAAGGCCCACCACATTGCTGCCCGCCCGCTCAATCCAGGCGAGGCCACGGCCTTGGGTGAAAACCTGCTGCCAGAAATACTGACGCATCCCAAAGCTGCCCCATTCACTGTTTGGGGCTTCATTCAGGATCCGCTGCAGCTGGCCGCCGATCCGCTCGCCGCCGCCGTCTTTCAGGGCGCGATAGGCATGCAGCGGCAGGTTCGCCAGCGAGCGCGACAGGAAGGCGACGCCGGCCGCAAAGGCCGGAACCGTCAGGGCCGACTCCAGCGTCACCGCTGGCATGTTGCCGCCGTCAACGCCGAAGAACTGCAGGAAATTACTCGCGCTGACCGGCACGGTCGGGTTCTCGATCGACCGCGTTTCAGGCGGCCGGGGCGATCCGCCGCCCAGGTTCAGGCCAAACAGTTTCATAGGCTTCCTGCCAGGCTGAATGATGGGTCATCCCACGGGGAAGTCGGGACGATCTCGCTGGTTCCGCAAAGGGCCAGACCGACCGCCATGACCCCGGCCGCGATGCCGTCAATCTTCTCTTCCGACCGCTTTTTCGCGGGCATGAAATTCAGGTTCTCGTCGAACCGCACGACGGCGTTGCCAGCCATCCAGTGCAGAACGGGGTGACCGCCGTGATCGAGCAAACCGGAGTAAACGAGACGCTCGAAATGCTTGCTGGGCTCGCCCAGCGTCTGAACGCCCTGGCGCATCTTGGTCAGCAGCAGCGGATCCACACCGGCTTCCTGCAGATCGCTGACCAGCTTTGTCGCGTTCCACGGGTCATAGCCGACGCCGGCCACATCGAACTGTTCGAAGCCCTCCAGAACCGCGCGCAGCACATAGTTCTGATCGACAAAGTCGCCCGGCGTGGTCTCCATGGCCCCGACTGCGGCCCACTTATCATAGTCAACCCGATCGACCTTGACCCGCTCGGCCAGCGTGTCCTCGGGCACCCAGAAGCGCGACACCAGCCGCCACTTCGGATCATCCTCGGTCGGCTCGAATAGCCAGATCAGGGCCGTCACGTCGCGGGTCGAGGAAATATCGAAGGCTCCCCAGCATCGGCGATTTCGCAGGCGCTGGGCGTCGGTCTTCCATGACTTCAGGTCGTCGGCGCAGGCGTCCCACTTTTTCAGGTTCAGCCAACGAACGTGCGCGTCGATCCACTGGTTCAGGTGGAAACAGCGGAAGTAGGCTTCTTGCCGAGGGTTATCGACGGCCAAGCCGGCCTCGCGCCGCAGATACTGCAGCGTCGGTGACAGGCCCAGCGAAGGGTTCGCCAGCCGCCACACTCCCTCGTCGCGAAAGTCAGCGCCCTCCGGTGCGGCGAAGATCACGACCAGCGTGGCCGGGTCCGAAATCCGACCCTCAAGAATGGCCCGGCTCTCTTCCCAGACCTCCATGCCGACCTTGTTTGACTTCTTGCCGGTCGTGGATGCGTAAAGCTCGATGGGCTGCAGTCGGCCACCGGTGCCCTGGCGCAGATGGTTGCTGATCTCCAGCGAGCGCCATTCGTGGATCTCGTCGCCGACAATGACTGTCGGCCCCTTGCCGTGCTTGCCGTCCTCGGCACCACTCAGCAGGTTGATGGCGGCCCGCAGTTCCTTGAACCAGATCGACCGTTTGTAGCTGATCGCCTGCGACTTGAGGTCGTCGCTGTTGGCGATCATCGTTTTCATCTTGTCGAAAACGATGCGGGCCTGCCCCTCATCCCGGGCGAAAACGTAACCCTCGCCCCCGACAAGGCCATCCAAGGTGAAGAACAGCAGCGTGAGCGCCGCCAGAAACTCGGTCTTCCCGTTCTTCCGGGGCACCCACAGCACCAGCCGGCGAAAGATCCGCACATGCTCGACGGTTGGCTTATGGGTCCGAGGGTCCAGAACCTCGGTCGGGGCCATCCATCCGACCAGCAGGCGAACGATGATGGCCTGCCACGGCAGCAGCTTGAACTCGATGCCGGCGAACCGGTCTGTCGTCAGCGTGGCCCAGGTTGACCATTCCGCGATGATGCCATCGGCCAGCTGGTGATCGAACCAGGCACCGGGCACCGCCGCCGCACGCCGCCAGGCCAGAATGGCCCATTGATAGGTCTCGTCGGCCTCAACCTCGCGCAGCCATTCCGGCAACGGGGCGAGACCGTCTGGATGCACCGTTGCCATGGCGACGGCCGAGGCCTCGCCAGCGGACTCGGCCATGTTAGTTCGGCAGGCTGGACGGCGGCAGCGACCGCAGACGAGAGGCCGAACCCACTACGGTTGGCACGGCCTCAACCGGGGCCCCCTCGCGAACCGCGTTCGCGCGCGCACCATCTTGCCCGTCGAACAGGCCGGGGTTCGTCTGAACCGCGACGGCCTGATCCTTAAACAAGGCATAAAGGTCATGCGGGGTCAGCCCGAACTCTTCGGACAGGCGCATGACGTTGTCGAAAGCCCGCTCGCGCCGATCGACCACCGGCCGCTTTCGCTCCATGAACCCGCCGGCCACCGTCTTCACGCGCTGGGTGTAACCGTTCTCGGCAATGTCGACTTCAGCCGCCAGCCACTCGGCCATGTAGACGCACAGCTGAACGAAGATCAGCCGGCTTTCCTTTGGCAGGCGATGGGTCCGGTGTAGTTCCGGGGCCAGTTCGCGCCACACCACCAGGGCCGGGGCGAACATGGGATCGGACAGAACCGGCGGGCTCATGGCCTCCGAGGTTGGGGCCGACGAGAGTAGTTCGGCAATCCGTTCGGCCTCCAGGGCCCGGGCCTTCACCTTGCCGGTGCGCTTGCCGGGGTTTCCTTTGGCGGCCTGCAGTTCGGGCGGATCTGGACGACGACCCATCAGACCACCCCCTTAAAAAAACATCTGGCGGAAATAACGCGGCGGAAAACTTTGTCT